TGCTTGAGCTCATCGCGCTATCAGCGGCTGCGCGTGTATTTTGTTCTGCTCTTATTGCCGCCGTATTATTACCCGCAACGGTTTGAAGTTGTGTGATTCTGTTCGCCAGTGTTGTATCCGCGCTGGCCCTTGTGTTCTGCTCAATTTGAATAGCCGCCGTATTAGTGTTTACCTTTGTTTGAAGCGTTTGGCGTGCGTTGGCCTCAGCCGTATCGGCATCTGCGCGGGCCTTTGCCTCTGTTTGTATTGCCGCCGTATTATTATTTACTTTAGCTTGAAGCGTTAAAATTTGGTTAGATAGCGCGCTGTCAGCATTTGCGCGCGTTGTTTGCTCGTTTCTTATCGCCGCCGTATTCTGTCCAACCGTCGCAGCGAGCGTCTCACGCGATGTGACCTCCGCGCTCAGATCATCCGCCACCACTTGTATTTTTTGATCATACAAGGCGCTGTTTTCGTTTATGATCGCGATCAGTTGCATCCGATACTCTGCCATGGCCCTATTTGTTTCGTCTATTTGCGCGTTGAGCTCTTCCCGCGCCAGCGCAAGCTTTATGCGGCGTTCCTCTTGCCCTTCATGTTCATTTACGCTGTTCTGGAAAGATGCAGCGGAGAGCGCGTCAATTTGGGTTTGGAGCTCTTCGGCGGTCATGCCTTCGTATGTCTGGATTGTTGTGATTTGTGAAGCTAAAACGCTGTCCGCGTTTGCCCTGGTTTGTTGTTCCGTCTGAATCTCCGCGGTATTCGCGTTTACCTTACTTTGGAGGGACGTGATACTCGTTGAAAGCGACTCATCTGCTCTTGCGCGCGTCGTTTGCTCAGTTTGAATCGCAGCGGTGTTTGAGTTTACCCTTGCTTGGAGAGTCTCGCGCGCCTGAACCTCTGCGGTGAGCCCATCCGCCACGGCCCGTATCTCGTTCCCAAAATAAGCGCTGCTTTCATCGATGATCGCGAGCAACTCAAGGCGATAGGTTGCAACGGCTTGATTTGTATCATCAATGCGCGCGTTGAGTTCCTGCCTCGCAAGCGCGAGCTTGATTCTTCTTTCTTCCTGCCCCTCATGCTCATTGATGCTGTTTTGGAGGGACGCGGCGGAAAGATCATTGATCTGACCCTGAAGGCCCTCATAATCAACGACCTGTTGCGATATCCTGCCGTTGAGGGCGTCGATTTCTACTTCAGCGCTTTGAAGGCGCACATTTACGCCATCCACCGCGGTTTGATCTGCTTTGAGCGCAATGGTGCTATTAAGCCCGTCAATACGGACTTCCGCGCTATTTAGTCGCTGTTGAAGCGCGGTCACTGTGGTTTCATCGGCTTTCAGAGATATGGCCGCGTTGGCACCGTCGATGTCGATTTCCGCCTGCGTTATTCGGAGTTCCAAATCCTGAAGCGCCAAATCGGACATACTCGACTGGCCGATATTGACGAAATTGATTTGATACTCTTGCCCGGCCACGGAGCCGATAAGAAGCCGAATGCCCGTGATTGTTGAGTTTTTCCAATCATCGCCGCCCGCCGTTAGGTCGTGCATGTTCACCTGGACCGACCGCGTAAAAGTTATGTCCCCGACAACGGTTATGCGGCGCATATAGCTATCGCTGAAGCCATGAGCCGCTGTCTTGTACTGTACCTTTATAACGGCACTAGCCGCCCCGCTTGTTTGCGAAAACTGGATGCCCACAATGTTATTTACGTTTCCGGGAATTGAGAAATCAGGCGACGTAAGCGACGGGGTAGCACCTGTGACAGCGTACAACATCCCGACAGGCTGCGCCGTGAGCGTCGCATTTTGCGCGGTCCAACCATTGAGAGTGTTATTAAATTTCCATTCCTCCGCCGCAATGATCGCGGCAATAATGGAGGCCACCGACTCATCAACATAGGCGCGCGAGGCTTTGAGGTTGATACTTGCAGCTTGTGCGTCTAGCCTTTGCTCAACGTTGCTGAATTGATACCCCGTCTCGGTTTTCAGATCTTCCAATGCACGAATAACGACGAGCCCGTCTTCCGGGTATATCTCCATCCCGGCCCAACGGAATACGTCGCCAACATAATCCGCCTGATCTGCCAAGCGCAAAACGCCCTCAGCGATCATGTCCATGGCGGTTGCTAGATTGTTGTTGATTTCATTCCGGTTATCGGTGACTTGCCCCTGAAGGTCTGCTATATCTTGATCAAAATCGGCCAGCTTTATGTCAACGTTCGCAAGCCTCACGTCAATGTCGTCAAGATCAAGGGTGATATCCTGTATGTCGATCTCAAGCGGGTCAATTCGCGTGTTTAGCTCTTCAAGGGCCTCGCGTATCCATGGATTGCGCTCAATGTAATCTGTCATCCACGCCTCCGCGCTTTCTGGATCAACGATACACGGCGTCCCGGCTTGGTCGTTGTAATCGGACTTTTGGCCCGTGTAGTTTACGGCTCGCACCCAATACCATTTGGTGCCTCCAGCTGGAAGCATCCGCGTGAAACTATCCGCGCGCGTTTGTCCCACCATGGAAGCGGTCGCGAGCTCGTCTTTATCGTTTTCCCACACCTCGATATGGGATAGATCGGCGTTGGTAGGGTTTACCCATTCCAAGGAGGCGAAACCAAACCAGCCATTTGCACGGAGATTTGTCGGGGCGTCAGGCGGTATCCCGTTTCCTATCACGACGCCTTCTGACGTCGCATAAGCCCAATCGGACGGGGGCGCGCTCGTGTAGAGCGCTCGAACACGAACAGAATACAGGGCCACAGTCTCCCGCAATGGACACTGCGCGGTCGTTTCCATCGTATTGCGCCGCTGTTCCCAAAGCCCCTGATCGTATTTCCACTCTACCTCGTAGGAAACCGGTTTTTGCCCGCGATAACTCCAATTTGCCCACAACTCAGGAACCCACTGCCCCGTGGACGAATAATACCCGCCAGGGGTGAGCGCAAGCCCGGCAATACGATTCGACGGCAAAGAATAATCGATGATAGGCGGGACGCCGTCTTCTGTGTAGAGCGCCGCGATATATTCCGTGCAGGTGAGCGTGATGTGGAGGTCATCGCTTCGGCTCATTTCCTGCACCCTGAAAGGCTTTGCAACCGCTTGCATCTCCCCAATGGCGAAAACATCATACGGGCTTATGCCCGCGGCGCTAGATATTGTGATCATAGTGGTCGCGCCGCTTCCAGTCGCTGCGGCGGTCCGTTGCAAGATGCTATCGTCGGACTGGCGGCGAATCATAACGTTATAGGTCACGCCCTCATTGAGTTCTAGAGCGTGATCTACTATAACAGTATTGCCCTCGACAGAAAGAACGCGCCCGCCCTGCCCCCAGCGGGGTACGTCGTGCTGAACAAGGATAACGTCGCCAACTTGACAGGCTATCGCGTCAATATCCGCCGTGAAGGTTATAGTGCGCAAAATATAGCGATTCTGGTTGAGGCGGTATAGGCCCTCCTGCCAGGCCGCGTCGAAATTCGTTATGCCCGTAAGCTCAACGGATACCGGGTTTGCGCGGTTGTCAGCATCGTCGAACCCGTGGCCGTATACGGTTATTTGCTCGCGCTCAAAATTTTTTGCTTCGTTTAAAAAGGAGATTTCAACGGCATTCGCTCGCCCGTCCACGCTCAGAAACTCGCCGCTAAACGAGCCAGCGACAATGTTCCCCATGCTGAAAAGCTGCACGGGCTCGGAAGGCTGGTCCCAAATACATGAAATCTTGGTCCCCCGCATTACAACCGCGCCGCGAGCGCTTGCGGCAACATCGTTTACCCATTGCCACAAGTCTTTAGTTTCATCCACAAGGAGATTCATAACGATGGGTCCACGGTTGCCAAGGCTTTGCTCATTCCAAGCCGCCCAAGCCGCAAAAGCGGTTAAATCCATGCGCTCGGGGGACTCACCGAAAACGTGCACAGTCCCATCAAGGGAACGCGCCTGAACGCAAAGATCATAAATTATCCAGGCCGGGTTGCGCGCGTTCTTTTGCTGCCACTGGCCATTCATGTACACAAGTACATTGTTCCTTGTTTGCCGCCATGTGACAGTGGGAGTGCTTTGGTTGAGCTGGTCCGTCGCTTGCATCTTGATTCCGAGAAGCGCCTTCCCGGGGTGCACCATGGGCGACTCAACAACGGTCGTGAGCGAGGTCCATACTGTGGTGTTTTTGTCCTTCGTAGGGTGTGCGCCGTCCTTCGCAAGCATACGCGCCCGTACTCGGTATCTTCCAGACGTGAGCTTGCCGGTCCTTCTTACGCGCGTAAAAGGCTTTGCCGTGGCGCCCTCGAATTCCTCAATAAACCAAGGCACCCAGCTTCCCCACGAGCCCGGCGCGGTTTCCATCGAATACTCAAACTCCGGCTTAACCCAGTGCGATTCAGGCCCAGAGCGGGTTTCAGGATACCACCCCATACCCTCGGGAAAATCCAGCGTCACCTCAAGATAATCCGCCGCGTCGCCCTCAAGCTCGGAGACAAACCACTCTCCGGGGATATCCTTATCTTCTTCGCCTTTCGAGTTGTTGCCACATTTCAGCGTGACCCCGACATACTGAGTATCGTAAAGATTCTCAAAGCCGCTAATCGGCGTCTGCGAGTTATCCCCTGGCCTGGTATCCCACGTTACATTTTGGAAATTCTCCGCTGGGTTGTCGTTGATTCTGATATCCGAAAACTCATCGATATGGCCCTGCCCGCCGCAAAGGAGCAGCTCCATATACTGGGTATCCCCATCCACGCGGACATACTGATTTAGAACTTGTCCCGCCGTGCGTACGGTCCCGTATGTGATGGGAATCACCGCGCCCTGAGCCGTGATAGGCTGAAGCGAGCCCCATCTGTACGATTCTGTATCTTCGGACTCCTTCATTTTTGGCCCGAAAGCGTTGGAAATGAGCTGGCCGCCTACCATGAGAGTGATTCCGCCAGCGAGTTTCCCGGCGATAGCTGACCCGCCGAACATACCCGAAACCCCCGGCGCAACGACGCCGAAAGCAAACGCGGCCAGCGCGATACCAGCCAAAATGGCAAGCGGATTCTTTCCCCCGTTGCCCCCGCCGCCCCGCAACACGGGACAGACGGCGACATAATCTCCCGGCGCGACAAGCTGCGCGGGTATCTCATCCGGCGCAAAAACGCGCCCATTTATGGAGGCGTGGTACTCTAATTCATCGCTAATGTGGACATATTCGGAGAGAAAATCCTGGAAAGGTCGCGCCGCATCTAGCTTTACGCTTGTAATATCGCGGTCCCTTATATCAAAAGGATTGTTTATTTTTACAAGGGTAACGGACATGTATAAAATCCCTCGATTCTTCTTCGCCAAGCGGGGGACCGGATAAGTTCTATCACCACCCCCGTTTTCTCGCGTGTATGTAAAAATTTTCCATCTCCAATGTAGACCCCGACATGATTTACAAACGGGGCGTTGAACCGAATTGCCACAACGGCAGGCGTCGGTATATCAGGCGGCTCGTGACGTGTCCATTTGGGGCGCTCCTCAAGAAACCCCTCGTAGAATCGATCAAAGTCATAGCAGCAGCCTGTATAGTTCGGAAGTTCCACGCCGTACCGCCGGTAAACTTCACAAACGAGGCCCCAGCAGTCGTATGAATCAGGCCCGCGCCCCCCGTCAGCGAACGGCGCGCCAACAAGATCAACCACGCGCCGCATATAGGCCACCTTGCGGGATTGCGGGTTCCCCGCCGAAACGCTGCGAGTTGTTGCGCTCCTTGCAAGCGGAGAAGCTTTTGTCGCATTCCGTGAGCGCTGATGTCGCCTTGCATTCTGGTCCCTTGTATTGGAATGGACAGAAATTTTTTAGGAAACGCCGCAAAGGTACACGGCGGAATAGGTTTACCGCGCCAGTTAAAGTGAAGCTCACCCACTGCTCATCATAACTTGTGGACTGCACGCTAAATTCTTCATCGAGTTCTGGCAACGTTAAATCTAAATGATTTGACATCACCACCATGAGGCGAACCGTCGCGCCAACGCCGCCTCCGGCCTGCTCGACGTAGCTTTCTACTGTGCGAGTGACGTTTGATACCTTGATTGAGAAATTTGGAATCTCCCCGCTGGCGCTTTGGCGCGGGGCGTCGAGCTCGAAAGGGAACGCCGTCCACGTCTCGCCATTCCAAGTGATATCTTCCGTATTCCGGCAAATCCGCAGTATAACGCCCTCTGTAACGTATATCTCCGCCAGAAGAATCCAAGCCCCATCCGAGGCGAGTTTATTTTTTTCGATGATCGCAACATTAGATAAATCAAGCATTTCTACACCTGCTCCAACGTAAGGGAGACATTCCAGCAGTTCATCACGGTGTGGCGCGCTTTGAGCTCGCCTTTAAAACGAACGTTGAACGTCTTGCCCTCTTTTACGTTCGTCCAGTTGAAAGGAAGCGAGCCGCCCAGGGCCAGCTCATAGAATGCGCGCAGGGCCCGATAATCCGAGCCCCGCATGTTCGCCCAGGTGAGTTCCCATGTCCGCCTCATCCGTGTGTATCTTGCCCGTGTTTGTACTATGCCGGTCCCGAACTCCGTACTGATCGCGGGGTCTTCCGTGGTTTCATCGAGACCGCTTGGAAGCTGCACATTTGGCCAGTCCATGGTATCACCTCCGTCTAAAATTCTGGGTTATGGGGCCATTCGTGGCCTGATCGCGCAAGATCACGCCCACCACCATCTGGCGCATTTGCTCGTCGAATGCGGGCCCTGTCTGTGTTGCCGTTACAGGCTGGCTGCTTTCGTTGATTACGTTCACCGTCACCGACGGGGCTTCCATCGCCGCGCCGGACGCAACCACGCCCAGCCGACCGTGTGAATCCCGCTCCAGCGGCATGACGGCTTCGGGGCCTCTCTCCCCCATGAGCCCCGCGCCGGTTGCCATGGGAAAGATTGTGGGGCGATGCACGACGCCGCCCCTCGCAAAAGGAACCAGGTGCCCGTGAGAGAATGCGCCGCCATGGGCAAAAGTCGGGAAAGAAAATCCGGCATTCCACGCGCC